TGGGTCTCGTCCTCGCTGAGTGTGGGAATGGACCGGTGATAGAAGTTGAGTACATGAAAAAGGTGAGTTTGGAAGACTACAAATACATTTACAGTAATGACTTTGTTGACTTGGTTCCTTTATTTGTAGATGACCACAGGGATGTGTTCGACAAGGCTGAGAGGATCCTCATAGAGAGGCAGCCACCCCAAGGTTTTACGAATATCGAGATTCTACTACACTATATGTTCAAAGATAAGGTTCTACTAATTTCACCCGTAACTTTACATGCACATTTTGGTATGGGGCATCTAAACTACGAGGAGCGGAAAGAGCGCGTTCTTGTCAAGATGGGAAAGTATGTAGATTTAGATACGATTCCATACGAGAGAAAACATGACATAGCTGATGCATATTGTATGCTTTTATACTACAACTTTAAAATCAGTGTCCATTTTTTTGATAGGTTTAGATTTACTCGTTCCGCAAAATAGTAAGCGCATTTGCGGTGTATTCAAACATCTTGAACATTTCAGCGATGTTCTTTTTATCAATCGCAGAACGAAGTTTCTCTATATTAAAATCGAACGACTCGCGTTCTTTTTGAAGTTCCTCTTCCAATTCTTTCCTCTTATTTTGAAGCATTTCAATTTTTTTCTCAATCTCATTGAGTGTTTTCTCTAATGAATTATCGAGGTCTTCAATTTCCTTTTGATATTGTTGCCTCTGCGCTGTCAAAATTTCCTTTTTAATAGAAGATGATGTGTTTTCAAGTTTATTGTTAATACGATCAATCTTATCTTCACAATAATCCAGGTTTGAAATATAAGACTGTTTATAGAAATCTTTGATATTATCGAGGCGATAAATTTCGTTTGAAAGTTTCGTGTCCATATATACTCTATTTTAGTTTCTCACCTTTAAATACTTTGGTGACATCTTTTATAAACATATCAAAGTGTCCAAGGCGATACTGAACAAATGTCCAAAGTATGAAAAATAACGTCTTTGTTAATTTATTAACTTCGTTGTCATCCATCTTGTAGATTGGACCAACGACACGACCCATGAACGTTTCGTTCTTCTCTCGACCAGTCATGTACATTTCAGCTTGTGTGAGAGCACATGTATCGTCATTCACCGACCAATGATAAAAGATGAAGGGTATGACCATCGAATAAAATTCCAGATGTCTGCGATCATTTGTGAATGGAATGATAAGAATCCACAAAAGAAAAATAAGATGAATTAGGAAAATTATATTCATCTATTATATAATGACGGAAGAAAAAAAGATTTCCCGTGAAGATATGCAGCTATCATGGACAGATGGTCATGAAAATATTCTCAAACAGTGGGGTGAAGCTTCCGCGTGCTACAGGTATATGCACCACCGTGCGTTTTTTATTTACAGACGTTCCAGTATTCGTTTTACCTTACCAGTTATTATACTTTCTACTATAACTGGGACCGCAAACTTCGCCCAAGGTACATTCCCAGAAAATGTACAGTCGTTTGCTCCCTCAATAATTGGTGGTTTAAACCTGACTGCTGGTCTCATAGCGACCATATCCCAGTTCCTCAAAATAAACGAACTCATGGAAAATCACAGAACAGCTGCTTTGGCTTTTGGTATGCTCTCGAGGAACATTCGTCTTATGTTAGCCCTGGACAGGGGAGAGCGTAGCAAGGAGGGTTTAGATTTCGTCGGTGAATGTAAAACTGAATATGATCGCCTATTGGAACAGTCACCCTCGATACCCAAATCTGTATTGAGGCAGTTTGAGGATGAGTATCCACTTGACAACGTGTTTACTAAACCAGAAATTCTAAACGTGCGTTCAATTCCACTACTCACTTTACCGAGGACGATAGATCCAATTGAGGCGATGACTACCGGGACCCCCCTCGAGAAGTTAGGTAAATTTCTTTCAAAGAAGGATGAACCACCACCCGCTGGTTTCTTCGGACCCTCCCTAGATGAAGAGGAAGAGGAAGAGGATTCTACACCTGATGAGATGGAAGAAGAGACAGACGTCGAGCAAGGTAGATCAGAATAAGAATCATTAACAAATTGGTAAGCATACTACATGCAACGTATGGTACAATTTTCCTTTTTAAAGGTTCTACGATACGTTTATGTAGTGCGTCATTTTCGAGCACCAAATCTATGGCCTGATTAGTAAGATCATCGATGGATTCTTTCATTAAAGTAGTCGACCAAAAAAAAGACTCCCCAGTGACGACAATTCACACAAAACAAATTGATCTCATTCGTAGGTACATCAACGAGGGAAAAAATGTATTCATATGTGGAGCTGCTGGTGTTGGGAAATCCTATATTCTCAGACGTGTTCTTCAAGATACGAAACATGTAGAGTTACAAAGTGATCACCTAAAGAGTAAATCCCCATTTATGGCGTTCATAAAGAATTCCACAAAGCACGTCTTCATCGAAGACTACGACCCGATATTTAAACCAGTGATACAATCTGTATCGGATGGTAACCCCCTGTCCCGTGGATCTCTACTCGTGACAAGTACAAATATGTGTATGTATCCAAACTTTACGACAGTTTTCATCCAGAGACATAAACCTGATGTTCTATTGAAACTTACTGATAAGACCGGACTAGAGGCACGAAATGCAGCCATCCGTGCAAATGGGAATATCGAAATATTTTTCAAATATTTGGATGGATACGATGAGATGGATGATTTTCAGACACCAAAAGAATTTATAGCTGAGATTCTATCGGAAACTGGACCACTTGAAATATATGACAGTGTTTCCGAACATGGACATTTATGGGACATTTTTCAAGAAAATTATTTAGATTCAAAGGGTGTTGATATACTAAAAGCATCTGAGTCCTTTTCCGACGCGGATCGTTATGATGGAATAATGTATTCACAAGGTGATTGGAATCTTATGCCATACTTTATACTGCATTCTCTGACTATACCAAAATCGGCTCTCGGTATTCCACTTAGGAAGGACCAAATCCGTCCCGGGCGTTGTTGGACGAAATTTAGAAACTTCAAGATGCGGCAGCATAAGGTTGAAGATATCAAAAAGAAATCAAGGTTGGGGTTGGGGGTAGAGGAACTTTGCCTATTAAAGAGGTATGCCGAAATTGGTGAATTAGAACCCCTGGTTAGCTATAATATCACTCCACAGGATTTTGATATAATCAATCACCTTGCCGTGGGAAATGGCTTAAAATCAAGAGACGTGACAAGAGTAAAGAAAGCTTTGAAGAATGCCTACGGATGATGAAAAAGAAAGTACCGATACCGAATGTATCCGAGTTGTGGGCAACGAGATTCTCTTTTATGGTGACATTGATCGAGAAAATGCTTTAGAATTTGTCGAACAGTTTAAGCAACTTGAGATTGATCTTTTGAAAAAACAGGCTGAACTTGTTGGGTATGAACCACAGATTCGTATTCACATCATGAGTGGTGGTGGTGATGTATTTTCTGGTTTGAACATGATGAATGTTCTGGAACGTTCCCGAATTAAGGTTGTGACCATTGCACAGGGTTCGTGTTGTAGTGCGGCAACCTTTGTTTTTTTGGGTGGTTCAGAGCGTCGCATGGGTAAAAATGCATACCTTCTGATTCACCAAATTTCTACGGAATTTTGGGGTAACTTTCAAGAATTGAGAAATGAAATGAAGACGACGAATAAGATGATGAAGATGCTCAAGAAAATGTATCTCAGTAAGACTGAAATCCCTGAGAGGAAGTTTAAACGTCTCATGAAAAAGGACATCTATCTCACACCTGAAAAATGTATCAAGTATAAAATCGCTCACGTCGTTGACTAATAGTGACAGATCTATTGTATAGACCGAGTACAACTATAATTATAAAAACAATACACAAGGTATTTAGATTCATCTGTACCGATGTAACTTCTGGTGGCCTAAGTCGTTCCATTCTAGCGTAATCTACAACTGGAATTCCAGACATCTATTTAAAGTTGAGAAATTAAAAATGACTACAATGGAACGACTTATCAGAAAAGACAAAAATGGTCGTGAGAGATTCACCGACATCCACGTCGAGGACTTGGGAGATGGAACCGCTGATATTGTGAAGAGCACTGGTGTGGTCGGAACTGATAAGGCTGCATTCTCCAGAACCAATGTTAAGACTGGTTATGAAAAGGCGTGCGCTCGCGCCCAAACAATGTGGAACAATGAACACATCAAGGGTGTCCAAGTTATGCCCATGTTGGCAAATAAATGGGAGGAGCGTCACAAGTACATCTCAACCCCCTTCTACGTCCAACCTAAATTGGATGGGGTTCGCCTCCTTGTTTCAAAGGATGGGTGCTTCTCGAGAACCGGTAAGCGTGTCGAAGGTCTCGACCACCTCAGTGACGGACTGAGGGAGGGTGAGTTCTTAGACGGAGAGTGCTACGCACCCAACATGACGTTTGAGGAAATCACGAGTATGTTCAAGACCAACCCCACCACGTTGAACTTCTACATCTTTGATTACTTTGACTTGGAACGCCCCGAATTGACCTTTGAGGAGAGAATGGATTGTGTAAGTGTGGAGACCAAACTCCTCAAGAAGAAGTCCGAGGTGGAAAAGTGGCACGACCACTTTGTGGATCAGGGCTACGAGGGTATCATGATTAGGGAGGCCTCCAGCACCTATGAAGTTGGAAAGAGGAGCAACTTCCTCCTCAAGTTTAAGAAGTTTCAAACGGAGGAATACGAAATCGTGGGAGCCAAGACGGGGCATGGGAGGGATGCCGATGCCGTCATTTGGGTGTGTAAGCTGAATAATGAGGACCGAACATTTACTGTAAGACCCGAAGGTACGATTAAGCAACGGGAGGATCAGTATAGAGATCGAAAGAAGTACATGGGAAAAATGCTCACCGTCAGGTTTCAGAACCTGACTGATCTCGGTGTCCCGAGATTTCCCATCGGTGTGGTAGTTAGAGATTACGAATAATATTGTAATACATAAATGGCTCGTATCGCGATTGACGTCGATGAAGTCCTCGTTCATTTCCTGTACCCGATGGCTAGATCCAGAAGACTTGGAAAACCCCAAAAACCCAAATACAACTACGTGTACCGTGAAATTTTCGATATAACTGAAGAGGAATCTCAGGAGTTTGTCAAAGAGTTTTACAACTCCCAAGCATTTCGTAATCTTAAACCAATAACAGGATCACAAAACGCCATGAAATGGCTTCGTCAAAGAAGCAAAAAAATGTATGTCGTCACTGGACGTCAAAATATTGTGAGAGACGAAACCGAAGACTGGATACACACATACTTTCCAGGAATTTTCGATGACGTCATACTTACAAATAGCTATACCCCCCAAGATGTGAAAAAGGTTGATATATGTAGAGCTCTAAACTTGGGACTCATCATAGACGACAACAAAGGAATCTGTGATGAGTGCTTGGATTCGGGTATGAAAGCGATAAACTTCGTCGGTGAGGAGATGTACCCATGGTGTGAGGAGAGTGACATCATGTTGAGGGGGTGGTCCCCATTTACTGGACACGAGTAATTGTTCCAAACTTGTCCTTCATCATAATAACTTCATCACACTTTCCACCCCTTATGGTCATCACAGGCTCACCACATGTATGACCATGTGTTTTAAATCGTTCACACGCAAACTCGGTTTTCATCGTGATATTCATATTCTCACTATATCCGATGAAAGTCTTATCTATGGAACCATTTGTGTCAATCGATTCAACCGTCACCTTGACACAATAACTTCCAAACTCCCTATCTTTTTTAATTTTAGTGGGGGGTGGTGGGTGCTCCGTGAATGCACTCATTTTTACCCCCATTCTATTCCTAATATACATAAATGGTTTGAGAAGAAGCATCTTAATTACACCTCGTTTAGATTTTTTAA